ATCTTTTTGATCTAGTTTATAACTTAAACCTTTAATACCAACAATACCAGTAATTAATTGTATAAATAATGATGAATATGATGTTAAATTTAATAAATTCATTAAATTACTTTATAAAAAATTTAATTAAATTATTGACACATATTATTTCCAGAATTACCTCCACGATTTGCTAAATAGTTAAAATCATCTTTGGTAACACATAAACAACCACTACCATTACCATAATTACATGTTAAATTAGTTCCAATATAATTTTTTAATTTATCCTTAGGAATAGGTCCAGATTTAGCATCATGAGAAACAGGCCACTGACTATGATTACAGCATTGTTTAGAACACATATTTTGATCTAATTTACGTATAACATTAGAACTGTTAACAAATTTTTCTTTTACTTTATTTAAATCTTTTTCTTGTTTACATTGAAGTGATGGTAAAACAAATAAATAAAATAAAATAGAACCCAATAATACTGTAGCTAGAATTAAATTACTATTAATTTTCTTTTGATTTTGCATTATATATATATATTAGATTTTATATATTTTTTATTATTTTCTAAAGTATTAATAATGAAATTACTTGATAAAATAAAACAATTTAATGAAAAAAAAAATAAGGAAATTACTAAATTATTAAGTTCAAGTAAAAAATATAGAATTGATTTTTTAAAAAATAATAAAAAAAATCAAATGGGTATTTATGATAATAATAAACTAGTAGTTGTAGGAAATTATAATTTTTATGGTATTTATCAACCTTATACTAATTTATGGATATGGGCAAGTTCTATACCAGGCGTTGATAAAAAACATATTAAAAATATAAAAAAAATTAAAGCTTCAGATTACTTATTTGAAGATGATTCAGATCCAAAAATATCATTTTATTATCAGTTATTAAGTCAAGATGTAATATTAATAACAAATGAAAAAATGATCACTTGGATAAATGAATTATTATTATATTTATCTAATGATTTATTTTATTTTAATCCTATAAATTCTGATCAAAATATTCAATTTATTACATTAACAAATACTAAAGAAAAATATATTTAGATTTTGATCTGTTTATTTATTCTTTTTTTATCTTTAGATGCTAAAGTATTAAATTCAGTTGTTTTATCTATTTTTAAACATAACTCTATTTCTTTAATTGATATATCTTTATTGTAACCATTTAATATTTTAATTAATTCATCTTCTTTACCTTCTTGTATTAAATGATTACAAATTTTATTCAACATTAAAATTTCATTATTTGATTTGTTATTAATTATTTTTGATAAATTAATAATATTTTTTCTATTAATATTTTTTAGAGAAGTTTTATTCAAATCAGAACTAAATTTTATGTCTTCTTTGATAATCTTATAATTTGATTTATTTTTATTTATCCAAAAAGATGTATTTAAACATGTATAAAAACCATGTATATTTTGAAGATACCAATTTTGATCAGTATATATACTTGTCTCAATGTTATCACCTCGTGATAGTGAATCAGAAACTTTAACAATATTATATATAATATTTTGCCATAAATCTTTTGATTTATTTAAAATTTTTTTTAAATAGTTTTCATGTATCATTAAGGGTAATAATACTTTTTCAGATTCATATAATTTAATAATAGTTTCATAATCTAGATAGTTATTTAAAATTCTTTCTGTTGAATCAAATAATCCAACATCAATATTTTTTTCTCTTGATTTTTCAATAAATTCATCTATTTTAGAATTAGTAACTTTACCATTCATTAAATGATAAGATAATTCTTGAAATAAATTAATTAATCTTCTAATGTCATTTTGAGCAAATAGAATTAATTTGTCCATAATTATATCATTTTCCCAAGTTATTTTTTCAGATATTGATATACTTTTAATTAACTGTTTTAATTCTTCATTAGTTGGATTTGTAAATAAAATTTCTTTACAACTTTTTTTTAAGTCATTTAATAGTTTAGAATGTTGATTATTAGAAATAAAAATGAGGGGAAAACTTTTTATTTTATTATTATTTTTAAAAATATCCATAATATATTTTTTTTCACTAGTTAATGTAATATTTTCAGTTTCATCAAAAATTAATGCTATTTTATTGGTTTTATTATCATTAAAATTTATTTTTGAATAAACGGAATTAACAAAATTATAATAATCATTAAAATCATCTAATATTCTATGATCTTTAATTTCATTAGGATTTATTATTCTTGGAATATAATTTAATTCATTTAGCAGTAGTTTAATAGTTAATGTTTTACCCAATCCCTGGTTACCTGATATAATTATACCTTGACTCTTGCTATTATTTAAATTAGATATCCATTCTTTTATACTTTTAATTTGATTAACATTGCCAATAATTTTATTTAATGTTAACGGTTTATACTTATTAATCCATAAATCGTTATTATTCATATATAAAATATTAATATTAATTCTTTATAATGAAAATTTACTATATTTAGATATTAATCATATTTGGTTTAGATATTTTAATAAATGTTTAAAGAAAATTATATATTTGTTTATAAAAAACTTTAAAAAATATAAAATTTAAAAAAAATTTCTAATCCAATATATATATAAATGGATTCCTCTGATGTCAAAAATAGAAATCGTCCTTCTAATAACAGTTCAGTAGATGATGAAGTACAAAAACTATTTCGTAAAAACAATGGTAAAATTTCAACAGAAGATTTTGTTAAATTAAGACAAAGATTTAATGATTCAGATTTAGTTGATAAAATTCAAAAAGCTTATATTGAAAAGCATCTTATGATTACCAGAAAAGCTAAAAAATTTGCAGAATTAATTCGTGAAAGATATTCAAACCAACACTATCCTTTTCATATTTTATTAGAAAAAGCTCGTTTATTTAAAGTAAAACATGGTTTATCTGAAGATGAATTTGCTGAATTTCAACGTATTTATGAACAAGAATTAGTAGGACTTAAATCACCTGAAGTTATTTTACCTGCTACTAACATGATGAAAGTTTTAGGTTCTGTTAATGTTGATTATCAAGGTTTTTCTTCAAAATTAGATGATACTGATTACAAACACTTACAAGAAATCTTAAAATTATATGCCAGTTCAAGACCTCTTCATGCACAAGTGTTATTACAATCTATGCAATATAATGATTGTGATTTTGAAGCTTTAACCGGTGAATACAAACCTGAATTAGGTCATCGTCCAGGAGATTCAATTCATCCTGTTATTGCAGCTATGTTCATGCCTAAAATTGAACAATTGGAGTATCACTTTTTATTTTCTAATATTGCAGGTATTGTCAAATCTCGTTATAACAATGAAAGATTAAATAATCGTCCAGATTATGAATTATTTCATGCTTTAACTCAAGATCCTAATGATGTTGTTTGCGATAGTCGTTCAACTATGCTTGATTTATTAAATCGTGCTCAAATTCAAAATCAATTATGGAACAGTGTTTTAAGTTTACGTAATGGTCAATATTATAACGCACAATTCCGTGATTTTGTAGGAATGGTAGATATGTGCAGACTCAACAAACACGACACTCCTGATTTAGTTTATGGTCGTTATGATGGAACTATCTTAAAGAGATTATTGTCTACTTTTTCTTTCCGTCCAACAATTGTTGCAACTACTCCAGTATACCAAGTTGTAAACATGAATCCTTATCAACAAAATGTTCGCCCTCTAGTCACAGCTGTTCCCATGATTAATTTTAGACTTCCATCATCCATTACCGATGATTCACCTAGAGACTTAAATGAAGCCTTAGAACAACATCAATTCTTCTTAGAAAATGGTACCCTTGTTCCCCGTCACACATCTTTAATTTATTCTCGTGGAGTTTTATTCTTCTTTGTTGACAGACGTGCCAACGTTATTAAATTCAATGATATGCAACCATTCAGCATTTCAAGAATGCCTTTAACTGTATCTGGTTTTGAACACATCAATGATCAAATTGTTAATTTTGAAACTTCTTTTGAAATTAGAGGTGATGTTTACCAACTTCGTTCAGTTGTATTAGCAGAACTCAATAGAAATATGACTGAGAAAAATGTTGTTGTTGGATCCTCTGCCATTTTTATGATTCACCCTAACAATCAAACAGTAAGTACAGAATTCTTTAAATATGATCCAATTTCTGTTGCAGATGCTTATCTTGATACCGCTACTCAAACATTCAAAAATCGTAAACCTGTTAGCATTTTACACGGTATGGCAAATGTTGGTCCAGTTGGAAGTTCATTTATTGAAATGGCTCAAACTCGTGGCATTGTATTTATGTATCAAAATACTACGAACAATGAAAATCCCGAATTAATTTATTAATTTATTAAAATATATTTATTTTATTCGATAGATTAAAATAAAATAATTTTTTTTTCTAATTTAATTTAATGGCAACAAAAGAAGTAGGATTTGGTACTGCGAAATTACCAATTAAGAGATTTGATATTCATGGTATGGTTGATCATTGTACAATTGCTATGATTGCTAAACGCGCAACTGGTAAATCTTTTTTGACTCGAGAAATTATGTACCAAAAAAAGAATTTAGCTGCTGCTATTGCTATTAGTAGAACTGAAAAATTAAATGGATTTTATACTGATTTTATACCAGATTCTTATATATATTCAGAATATTCAAGTGATATTTTAACTAGAATATATGAAAGACAATCAAGAATGAATGAAGATAATAAAAAAAGAATTAAAGATGGTAAAAAACCAAAGGATGATTCTATTATGTTAATTATGGATGATTGTATGAGTGACAAAAGATGGATAAAAGATCCAAATATTGCTGAGATGTTTTTTAATGGAAGACATCATCATTTATCATTTATATTAACAATGCAATATGCAGTTGGTATTCCTCCAGAAATGAGATCAAACTTTGATTATATTTTTTTACTAGCTGAAGATACAATTAATAATAGAAAAAAATTATATGAACATTATGCTGGTATGTTTCCTACTTTTGATATATTCCAACAAGTCTTCTCAGATTTAACAGAAAATTATGGAATGATGGTTATTAATAATCGAGTTCATAGTAAAAATATTACTGATAAAGTTTTTTGGTATAAAGCTAAACCAGTACCTACATTTAATGTTGGATGTAATAAATTTAGAAGATTTCATGATGAAGCATATGATTCACAGTGGAACAAACGTTTAGAAATATTTAATCCTGAAAGTTTATTTTCTAGGAAAAGAAATTCAGTACGTGTCACAGTTGTTAAAAATTAATTATATTTTTATAAATATAATTAAATTAATTATCACCAATAATTTTAGGACCATTTAATTCTGATGAAGATGTACTAGTATTTTTTACTTGATTGCTTAAATTTTCAATTTCAGTATCCAATTCTGATTTCTTTTCTTCCATCTTTTTAATTTGACTTTCAATTTCAAGAATATTCTTTTCAAGACTTTCTACTTCAGTAGCATCTTTAGCTTTGCTTACTTTTTTCTTCAAATCTTTAATAGTATCTTGTCTGGATTGTAAATTGTCTAAAATATTCTTTCTAACCATTTCATTCTTACGTTGTTCGTGATATAATTTAGCCTTTTCTTGGTTCTCAAGATAACCTTTCATCATTTTATTTAATTCTTCATTTGCATATTCTGAATCTTTAACAGCTTGAGAATCTGGATTAGGATCAAATGGTAACCATTTACCCATTTCACCAACAAAAACATTAAACGCTGGATCAATAGCTTGTAGTTTTTTACAATGTTCACAAGCTTCTTCGTACTTTGAGAAAGCACCACGAATTTTAATACCCGATAATGTAGTCTTATTATCCTTATCTGTTAAAAATGATAAACAGACATATTTTTGATCCAATGGTAGAATCGAATCTTCAGTTAAATAATCCACTCTTGACATTAGATTTATAATCTAATTATTCTTTAAATAAATTTATTTTACAAATATTTTTTGTGATTTATCTTTTGCATCAAAATCTTGATAACCCATCCAAATTGATGGTTGAGAAAACATTTTTTGATATTCCTTATTAACCTTATAATCATAAATAGATTGATAAGGTTTCTCAGTTAATTTTGATCTTTTATTTAAAATTTGTTGATGATAAGTTAGATAACCATTATTGGAAGCTTTAGTAATATAAACAGTCATTAAAATAATACCAACAACTAGTATTAATAAAGATATATTGTACAATATATGGTTCATAATTAACTTAATTTAGAATTTAATTTTTACTCAAATGAACTGTTATTTAATAATAAATATGAAATATTATTTGAAGGAACTAATATACAGTTTTGTAAACAAAACTCTGAATTAGTTTCTTACTTGAAGGAACTAATATACTCCCATTTTAGATGTTTACATATTTTTTCCCATAATTGATCATTTTCCATTATTTTATCAGAATCTTTATGTAATGGAAAGCAATCTAATAAATGATCTAATTCTAATAATTCACAAAATTTATGAAGAACATAAGAATAAGATAAAAAATTCTTACGATCAGGATGTTTGTACATTTCCCATGGATCTTGAATTTTAAAGAACATACTAATAAATAATTTTTCCATATCTCGAGTAATTTTAGGTGGAGGAAGATTATTTAATTTATTTATAATATATGCAACATGTTCATAATAAATATTATATTCTAATTTTTTTAATATTGCCTTCATTTTCTTTTTATCTAATACTGATAAATCGGTAATTCTTCTTTTATTTAATTCTTTAACAATATCAATAAAAACATTTTCAGGAATATCAGGACTTTGTTTTGCCTGAAATTGATTAAGCCATTCTCTAAAATGATTGACTTTTCTATATGGTGAATAATCCTTAATCTGACGATCTTCGTCTAAAATAATCATTTCACTGTCTCCACAACATGGACAAATATAAGCACTTTCAGTCATATCAAGAATTTTCTCAATTTTACATTCAGTACAATATTTAATTCTATTAGAACCATCATCATGATTAATTCTAATACCATCAACTCTTTGACAATATTTTTCAAACAAATTGGCTCTATTTACAGGTTTATTTTCATCTGGATTAATAATAGTTTTTTCTTTTTTAGTAAATAAAAATTCCAAAATATTTTTTGATTCTTTTACTTGAACTTCTTTAGTATCACGCATTTCATAATAATCAGAAATTAAATCACCAGCATTATCATAATAATCCATTTCATCATAATTATTAGATATAGATTTTATTTGTAATTCTAGTGAGTCTTTTTTATCTAATAAATGGGCTCGATGTTTAATATCTTCTAATGTAAATGAATCTCTTCTTTCATCCATAGAATTGATTTCTTGATTAATATTTATAATTTGCTGAGAAATGTCATCTTTATCATTTCGCATTTGAGAGAAATATTTAACCATAATTCTATGTTTATTATCCAGGGTGTTAGATTCTTTTACATTAGATTGTTTATTTTCCTTGTATTTCGAAGTTTTCTTGGTACTAGACATCCAATTATTAATTGTATATTAAAAAATTACTTTAAATATATTATTTGATAATATAAAAAATTTTTAATAATTACAAAAAACATTTAGAAAAAACGGATTTTTTAAAAAAATAGAAAAAAATATTATAGAAATATTAAGTTTCAAAATGTATAAATTCGTTTTTAATTAAAAAATTATTTAGAAAAATTTCTATCCCTAATTATATATCTAAATGGGTGGTGGTTTAATGCAACTCGTCGCTTATGGCGCTCAAGACGTCTATTTAAGCGGTAATCCTCAAATTACTTTCTGATTTTACGATGACAAAAGAAGAGAGTTGAAAAGCACTGGTCCAATCAAATTGAGATAAGATTGGGTAAATACATTAGAGGTCTCACGTAGAAATCCTCAAGTGCTAGTCATTTGTTTTCCACCCAAACAAATGGCAACATAATCAAATTGCGGGAACTTCCTTAGAGCTTATAATGCTAAATTAAAATAGTGATATTTTAATGGCCAAGATAAAAAACTTGGGTACAGCAAAAATTTATAAGATTGGATAATCCGCAGCCAAAATCTAATTATAAATATTTAAAAAGAAATTTATTATTTTAATAATATGGGATATATTAAAAATAAAATTAATAACAAATACTATATTGGTCAAACAAAAAGAGATTACTTAAAAAGAATTAATGAACATTTTTCAAATTCAAGTTCTTCTAAAAGTTTGTCAGCTATACATTTAGCAATTAATAAATATGGTATTAAATCATTTGAATATAATTATATCGAAAAATTGATAATAACGATTTAGATGAAAAAGAAGAACATTATATAAATTTATATAATTCTTTAAGTCCAAATGGTTATAATATGCAAACAGGTGGTACATTAAATAAAATAATGTCCGATGTGTCAAAAAAGAAAATGTCTGATAGTAAGAAAAGAATTAATAATCCAAATTTTGGTAAACCTAGGTCTGAAAATACTAAAAAAAAAATTAGTATTAGTAAAACTAAAGAAAACCATCATTTTTATGGGTTACATCTTAATCAAGATCATGTTAAAAAATTATCTTTCTCACACAAAAAATATGATAAAGATCTACCAATGTATATAAGTTTTTACGTAGGTAATCCATCAAATTATCAATCTCCTGGTTATGTAGTATCAAATCATCCTACAATTAAAAATAAATTTTTCACATCAAAAAAGCTATCTCTTGAAAAAAAACTTGATTTAGCAATTAAATATTTAAATAAAAATTAGATTGCAGTTCAACGACTAAATGGTTATGGGTTCTTATTAATAAGAGCTTAAGATATAGTCTACTCTAATAGGAAACTATTAGCTTTATGTACTATTATGATGTATTCTGATGGTAATATAAAAAAAAGTCTTCAAAGTCGTCTACAGACGTCACACAAACTTCTCCGTTGAACCAATTCAACAAACCTGGAATGGTGCTGCCGACTTCGGTCGCACTGTCACTTGCAACATCAACAGAAACGGTGATTTAATCACTAACATGTATGTTGCCGTAAAATTAAACGCAGCTACCAAAGTAGGAGCTACATGGGGCTATGTCAGACGTTTAGGTCACGCTATGGTCGAATCATGCAAAATCGAAATTGGAGGTTCCAAAATCGATGAACACTATGGTGACTGGTTAAACATCTGGTACGAATTGACCCACAAATCCGGTCAAGAACGTGGTTATGCTAAAATGATTGGTGACGTTCCCGAACTCTCCAACATTGACTCAACTCCTATCAGAGCCTACCAAATGTACGTTCCTTTACAATTCTGGTTTAACCGCAACGACGGTTTAGCCTTACCTTTAATTGCCTTACAATACCACGACGTTCGCGTCACTCTTAAATTCAGAGACTTCTCTGGATTAGTCAACTATTCCGGTGTTGCCCCCTCTGGCACTGGTTTAATGAGTGATTCTTACTTATTAATCGACTATGTATACTTAGATTCTGAAGAACGCAAACGCTTCGCTCAAGCTTCTCATGAATACTTAATCGAACAATTACAATTCACTGGCTCTGAATCCTTAACTGCTGCCACTGCTAAATACAGACTTAACTTCAATCACCCTTGCAAATACTTAGTATGGGCTCCCCATCTTGAAAGACACGCTACTCGTCAAAACTGGATTGCTTGGGCTGCCGGTGCTTCCACTTGGAAAGAAGCTGCTGACCGCTTTGCCAGAGTTTTATACGTAGCTACCAGAACTGGGGCTACTGTTACTGCTGGAGCTGCCAACGTTACCACCGTTCCCGCTGTAAGTGTTGGTGATGTCGTTGAACCCGGTACCCTTGTTGGTCTCAATGCCACTGTAACTGCTTTATTAGGCAAAATTGAAGTCAAAATTGTTGCTACCACTGCTGCTGCTGCTGGTGGTCAACTTACCCTTGGAGTTGGTTTAAGTGAATTATTAAACAATACCATTGTTGTCAGAAACAACTTAACTCCCGAAGATTTATCCAAGAGACAATCTGATTTATCTGCTGGTGGTGCTGTTAGTGCTGTTCTTGATTTAGCAACTGTCAGTGTTGTTGATCACTTCAACTACGGAAACTTTGTTGATGGAACTGATAACCCCGTTTACAGTGCCAAATTACAATTAAACGGTCACGACCGCTTCCAAGACAGAGATGGACACTACTTCAACTACGTTCAACCCTCTCAACACTTCTCCAACACTCCTGCTGATGGTGTCAACGTATACTCTTTTGCCCTTAAAGCCGAAGATCACCAACCAACTGGCACTTGCAACTTCTCTCGTATCGACAACGCCACTTTACAAGTCCAAACTGGTTTATACAACGCTACTTCCACAAGCTACACTGAATACTTAGGATCTTCTTCATCTTCATTCATCAACATCTACACTCAAAACTACAACGTATTAAGGGTGATGTCCGGGATGGCAGGCACTGCATATTCAAATTAAAAAAAATTATAGATGGTTTTTACAACAGATTCTATATATTAAATTATTTTTGGTTTAATATATTGATAAATTTTTCGTTACCTGAAAAAAATTGCGCAAAATATATAAAGAAATATATACTCTAAATTATAATGTATAATTTAAATATTCAAAACACAAAATGTAGTTATCATAATCATAATATGGTTTTTTGTGAAAAAATAAAAGTAACTAATTTTTGCAAGATGCACAAATATCTTGAAAATAAAGTTGATCCTAATAATTTAATATTTTGTTTTCATTGTAATTGTATAATAACAAATGATATGAGTCAAGAATCTATTGAAAATTTAAAATGTAATAAATGTATTCAAATTAAGTTCTGTCAAGGAATATCACAAAAAAATAAAGTATGTGTTTACAAAGCACTTGAAAATGATGATTATTGTGAATTACATCAATCATATAAAAAATGGAAAGAATTAAATGATTCTGGAATTAAAATATGTTCAAATTGGATTAGAGGTTGTTGGTCTAATATTTTTGATGACTCAAATTATTGTATTAATTGTATTAATAAATCTCAAAAAGATTTGGATATTAAAACTAACTTTATTGAAAATGCAGTTAAATATAATAATGAAATAAATGAAAATAAAATGTGTATTTCATGCAATCATATTTTTCCTAATGATAAATTACTTGACAATGACCAGTGTATAATATGTAATAAAAATTCACAGAAAAATGTTGATAATTATATACCAAAAGATATATTTGAACAAAAAATAAACAGTTATAAAGATGGTGCAAAAAAAAGAAATTTACCATTTACCCTTACTGATATTGAATGTTTAAAATTATTTTCTAAAAAATGTTATTATTGTGGTTTTATCAATCAAGAACATGGTATTGGTATTGATAGAGCAAATAATTCAAAAGGATATATCAAATCAAATTGTGTTCCTTGTTGTACTCTATGTAATATTATGAAAAAAGATAATGATCTAATGACATTTATAAAAATTTGTCAACATATAGCTACAGTTAATAATAAATTTGATGGTAATATAGACTATAATTTATTTGAATCCGCATCTAATCCATCTTTCATTTCTTATATTAAAGGAGCACAAGAAAGACAATTAGATTTTGAGTTAGAATTAAAAGATTTTCATAAATTAATAAATAGTCCATGTACATATTGTAAAACAAGTAATGAAACTAAAATTTATAATGGTGCTGGTGGTATTGATAGAAAAAATAATTTAATTGGATACACAAAAATAAATTCAGTATCATGTTGTAAAACTTGTAATTATTTAAAACATACACAATCTTATAATGATTTTATTAATAAATGTGCTTTAATTTCTAAATATAAAAGTTTAAATATTGGTGAAGATATTGAAGAAAAATTAATAGATAAATTATATGATTACTTGGATGGGTCAATTAAAAAAATAAAACCAAATTTTTTACATTCATATGATTATTATAATTCTAGAATTTGGACAGGTACAATTGAAAATATAAAAAATATTAAAATATGTTTAGAATTTGTAGAGTCAAAAGAACAAAAAGATTTATGGAATTATTATAGATATAATGTTTCATCATTAGAAACATTTAAATCTGAAAATTTTATTGGAAGAACAATTTGTGTTTTAATTAAAGATTTAAATACTAGAAAATACCTAGGTATAATCAGTTTATCTTCTGATATTAAAAATTTAAAAATGCGAGATGACTATATTGGTTGGACATCAGATAATAAATTTAAAGATAAAATGTTAAATAGAATTATGAATTTATCAACATGTGTTAGTTTGCAGCCTTTTGGATTTAATTTTAATGGAGGTAAATTATTAGTCAAATTAGCATTTAGTAAAGAAATTATGGACAAATATTTTAATAAATATAATGAAGAATTACTTGGAATAATTACAACTGGGTTATATGGAAAATCTATACAATATGATAGATTAAAAGAAATTAAATTTATTGGTATGACATCGGGTAATTCAGTATATAAAATATCACCTGAAATTACAAAATTATGTAGAGAATATTTATTATCAGTACATAATAAAATAACAAATAAAACATCAAAATTATATGTGCTATCAGATGCAATTCAAAGATTAAAATTACCAAGGGAATTATTTATGACTGATAATCCCAAAGGTATATATTTTGGATTTACATATGAAAACTCAAAAGATATTCTATGTGGTAAAAAGAAAAAACTAAAAAATTCAATTAATAAAACAGCAAATGAAATGTTTAACGAATGGTACAATAGGTGGGCGATTCAAAGGTACACAAATCTTAAAAATACTAATAGAATACAAGAATTAGAATATAATTGTCCAGCAACTCGTATAAAAATATTTAGACAAAGACAAATTGAAAAATTAGGATTAGATGTTTATAAAGAAAATATTAGCCAACAAAATAAAAAATATTATGAAGAAAATAAAGAAGAAAATATAAAGAAAAATTTAGAACATTACCATAAAAATAAAAAAATTACAAACAATAAATATGATGATTTTATTCATTTGGATAATGATATAGATGTTAAAAAACCCGATTTACCAAATAATATATCATTATATAGAGACGATAAACAAATTTATATTCAATTTAATAAAGTTGAAGATGGTAATAGACTTTATTATAAACATAAAATAGATTGTATAGATATTCAAAAAGAATTAGATAAAT